TGTATCTCCGCTTTCCCGACACGACGCTCTTCCGATCTGCTTGAGGCAGTATATGATAGGGGTGTAGGTGCCTACCGTACTAATCCTCAGTCAGTACGTCCTAATGTTACTGGACCTGAACAATGGGCAATGGCTCGTGTCAACAGCTTCCTTAAGATTGTCAGGGGTTCTAAGAAGGCTAACCACGACAAAGACCTACTACCATCAGGACACCCATCTAGTTCCAAGAAGTCAGTATCCAAAGCTAAACTAGCTAATGATGTATTTTCCACTGAGATGGAAGCTAGAGCTAGAAGTATGGACATGGGTTGTGAAGGTAAGATCCACGTACATGAAGATGGTATGGGACAGGCCGTATACATGCCCTGTGGTAGCCATGAAGAGTATTTAGCATACTACTCACCTGATGAGGTAGCAGAAGAGTCAGTGAGCCGCTTAGACGCTCTCAGAGCTATCGTACAGGAAGTAATGAAAGAAGAATTTGCCAAGGCTGAATACCAAGGCGAGAAAGTCACTTTAAACAAGCCTCGCCGTATTCAAGGTGGCAACAAGAAGTTTGAAGTGTTCGTGCAAGATGGTGGCAAAGTAAAGAGAGTTACCTTTGGAGATCCTAACATGGAGATCCGTCGAGATGACCCTAAAGCCAGAGCTAATTTCCGCTCCCGCCATTCTTGCGATACCAAGAAAGATAAGACTACAGCAGGTTACTGGTCTTGTCGTATGTGGGAAGGTGGAACATCAGTGTCCGAACTTACTAAAAGTGTTGAAGGTCAAATCCTCAAGGCAGATGACGAACAGCGTCTAGTCTATGGATGGGCCTCAGTCGTTACTGAGAAGGGTGAGCCAGTGGTTGACCGTCAAGGTGACGTAATAGAACCTGACACACTCGTTAAAGCTGTCAATGGCTTTATGGAGCATATTCGTGTCGGTAAACAGATGCATACAGGGGATCAGATTGGGGCGGTTATCCACTCCATGCCTATAACCAAAGAAATAGGTGAATCCCTTGGCATACAGAGTGACCGTGAAGGCTGGATAGTGGCTTTCAAAGTCTATGACGATAATGTCTGGGCGAAGGTTAAGTCTGGTGAACTTGCGGCCTTCTCTATTGGGGGTCGTGCAATCAAGGAGGACTATAGTGCCTAACCTTTTAAAACAGCTTGAACTGGAGGAATTGTCTTTGGTGGATCGTCCAGCAAACGCACAGGCAATGGTTTCCTTGTACAAGCGTGATAATTCCAATGGAGAACCTATGGAACATGAAGTAGAAAAAATGTCTGATGATCTTAAAGCTAAACTGAAGCCATACATGGATAAAGGTATGTCTGAAGAAGAGGCCATGAAGATGTATAATATGGACATGAAGAAAGCTGATGATGCAACTGCTGAAGAGCTAGAGATCGAAACCCTTAAAGCCGTTGAAGCCTCTTTGAAAGAAGAGAACGAACGTCTTCGTAAATCCCTTATCGACAATGGTTATGTCATCAAAGCTGATGTAATCGAAAAGAAAGTCGAGCCTGAGTATGTAACATATGAAGGTGAACAAATCAACAAAGCTGACATCCCTGCGCCTATCCTTAAGGCTCTGGAAGCAGCAGAAGTTGCTAAGGCAGATGCTGAACTGACTAAACGTGCAGAAGAAGCTCTACCTAACTTCAACATCGACGTAGCTAAATCACTTATTGCTAAGTTTGATGAAGATGAAAGTGTCATGGAAGCCTTGAAGGGTGCAGATGCAGTCTTTGCGGAATCTATGGAAGAATTTGGTAAGTCCGATGCTGATGGCAACTTCGCTACCGCACAAGACAAGCTAGATGCCCTCGTTAAGTCTTATATGGACGAGAACAAAATCAAGAAGAGCCAATATGCTGTAGCTTATGCTGCAGTTGCTAAGACCGATGAAGGTAAAGCTCTTATCAACAAATCCTATAAAGGAGAATAAACATGGCTGTAATGCAGTCCCGTGATACACGGTCTTTTGTTGCTGGGGAAGACCTTTCAGCAAAACAATTTAAGTTCGTTACTCTTGAGAGTGATGGACAAGTAGACGTTGCAGACTCTGCTGGTGAAAACTGTATTGGTATTCTGTTGAATGCCCCTACTGCTGGAGCCGCTGCTACTGTAGCAATCTCAGGTAAAGTAATGGTAGAATCTGGTGGAGTTATTGCCGCTGGTGCAGCCGTTCAAGCCGATGCAGACGGTAACGCACTTACCGCCGCAGCCGGTGATGTTGTTATGGGTTATGCTTTGGAAGCAGCAGTTGATGGTCAGATCATGGCTATTGAACTCATCCAAGGCGGTAACGTCGTAGCTTAATCCAGCATAGAAAGGAATAAATAATGCCCTTGCTGACTCCATCCGCAGTGCATGTAGATCAGCCGCTGACTAACCTCACGCTGGCTTATGCACAATCACAAGAAAACTTTATCGCTGATAAGGTATTCCCAACAGTAGGCGTTCAGAAACAATCTGACAAATACTACATCTATGACCGTGCGAACATGAATCGTACTGGTGACGTAGAGAAACTAGCTCCACGTACAGAAGTAAACCGTATCGGTATGACCATCTCAAACAGCAGCTACTTTGCTGACGTTTATGGTCTTGGTATGGACTTTGATGAACAGACTTTGGCTAACGAAGATGCTGCATTAGAGATCCGTTCTGCTGGTGCTGAAACTCTGGCGATGCGTCTGATGATCCATCGTGAAGAGCAGTTTGCTACAAACTTCTTCTCAGACAACATCTGGGGAACCAACTATGACGGTGCTAGCTCAACATCAGGAACTAACTTCCTGTATTGGGATGATGCTGCTGCTAAACCAATCCAAAACGTAACTGACCTACGCCGTGTAATGCAGCTTAAGTCAGGTGGCTTCAAGCCAAACACAATGGTTGTTGGTAAAGAAGTACGTGATGCTCTGGTAAACAACGCAGACATCTTGGCTCGCTTGAACGGTGGCGCAACTGTAACCAACACAGCTTTGGTAACTGATGCTAAACTGGCTGAGATCTTTGAGGTAGAGAACTTCTACGTCATGGAAGCTGTCAAGAACTCATCCGTTGAAGGTGTTGCAGAAAGCAATGCGTTTATCGGTGGTAAACATGCTATGTTGTGCTACACACCATCAAACGCTGGTCTTATGTCACCAGCCGCTGGTTTGACCTTTGCTTGGAATAACCTTGAAGGTGTAAACAACTTAGGTATTACTGTTGAGTCATTCTCAGACGATGCTCTTAAGCGTCAACAGATTGCTGAGATGATCCAAGTTAAGATGTCTTACGATATGCAAATCGTAGGTGCTGACTTGGGTGCCTTCGTAAACGGCATCGTACAGTAAGTATTTACTATGGTGGGGGCTGTAGTGGCCCTCACTTCCCCTTAATCAAAGGATTACCCGATGTTCCTTAATGAGCCGATGCAGTACGACAGACCACTCTTTGTTACCCTGACTATGAAAGCACAAGGCCGCACCTTCAATGCTGGTGATGAGCTTAAGTGGAAAGAGATAGGTTTAGATAAAGAATTAGTAAAGATACTCTACAGAGAAGGTAGACTAAGACACAGTTCAACTCTTGAAGCTGAAACCAAAGTAGGTGACGGACTAGAGGTACTTGATGTCGATGGGCTACACAACCTAGTAAACGGTATCAACGAGAAAGTAAAATCTAAGACAAAATCTGACGCTGAGTTCCAAAAGAAGAAGTGTAAGAAGTCTAAGATAGCTGATAAACAACGTGGGCTTATTCGTAGCTGGCGTAGAAATTATGGTCACATGGAGACTGATTGATTATGGCTTGGTCGTATGATGCAACAAACTTAGGTACAAGTACTGTAGCAGAGAGATTAAACTCTGTTAGATTGCTTGTAGGTGATACTGACACTAACGACCAACAAGTACAGAATGAAGAGATTATCTTCGCTCTCAATCAAACAAGTGACAACGTGTATTATGCTGCTGCATGGTCTGCTAGAACGATAGCTGCACAATACTCTCGTAGGGTTACACAGAACCTGTCAGGCGCACTCAGTGCTGACTACAGCGACTTACAAGAGCATTATACTAGCCTAGCTGAGACACTAGAGCATCAAGGTAAGAAGACTGGTGCTGTACTAGGTGTTAAAGCTGGTGGTATTAGTATAGCTAGGGTAGATGCTGTAAGGCAAGATACAGACCGTGTTCCAGCATCCTTCCGCAGGGATAGATTTAAGAACCCACCAAGTTACAGTGGTGATGACTACGACTATAGTTAAGGGGTAGGTGATGGCATTCTCAAGAGGTTATAACCTACTTAAGATGGTTGATGAGTTTGGGGAACCCCTTACTTTAAAGAAGAAGACTACAGCAGGGACTTACGATCCTACTACAGGGACAGTAACAGGTTCTGCTACAACCGACTACAGTTTTACTGGATACTTCTACAACTACGATCAAGGTATCATAGCTAACGTAGATGAGATCCGTAGAGGCACCCGTAAATGTGTAGTACCAGCTTTAGGATTAGAAGTAGAACCCGATGACGAAGATCAGATTATTGGTAACGGTGACACAGTTAATGTTATTTCTGTTGTTACTATATTTTCTAATGGGGTCAAGATTTGTTTCTTGTGTGATGTGAGAGAGTAATGGCCCAGAGCACTTTTAAATCAGGTCTTGATAAAATTGTCAGTGATGCTGCTAAAAAAGGTATGCGAAGAGGTCTTGAAGAAAGACTTGACAGTATGGCAAGAGATGCTGTAGGTTTAGGTACTATTAATGTTCCCGTATGGAGTGGCGCTTACGTCAGGTCTTTTTCATTTAAGGCCAACAATACATCAAGCAGAGGCCGTAGAGTACCCTCAGATGATTACGCTGGAGGCATACCTACAGGTGGTGCGGAAGACAGGGATGCCGGTCTTAGAAATCTTGAATCAGATATATCGTCTATTCTTGCAGATGAGAATACCGTTATTAAAACAATAACTCTTAGAAATGATTCTCCACATGCTAGTGCTGTTGAAGAAGGTTCTCTAACAGTTCCCCTAAAGGGTAATGAACAAGGACTTGTGTTCGATAATGCCTATAAAGTGTTCGCACAGATAAGGAGAAAGTATGGCTAGTATACATAACGACATACGTGCAGCACTTGAAAATAAATTAGTTAATACCTCTGGATTGCCTTCAGGTATAGCTTTTGAGAATGTTTCTTTTAGTCCGACTACAGGTACAAGTTTTCTTCGTACATTTTATATTCCGACATCTCGTAGACCTGCTGTTAGAGGTTTAAATCCACAACAGAGATATGAAGGTATCTTTGGTGTAACCGCCTACGCCCCAGAAGGTAATGGCCCCGCCGCTGCTGATAGTCTTGCTAATACTATTATTGAGGCTTTTGAAGCAACCACTAAAATTCCCTACACTGGGGATGAAACAATCACTGTATCTATAGACTACGCTGAAAGACAGCAAGGTTTGTTAGATGCACCTTGGTACTATGTTCCGGTTAATATCGGATGGTACGTCTATAACAATTAGGAGAATACAACATGGCCTTCGCACAAGGTTCTCGTTCCAGTCTATCGTTCATTGTGGAAAGCACATTTGGTACGACTCCCGCTGGTAACTTTACAAACTTACCCTTCAGCACACACTCTTTAAACTTAAGCAAAGATCGTGTAGCTGGTACTGACATCCAAGCTGACCGTATGCCCCGTGTTGACCGTCATGGTAACCGTCAAGCTGCTGGTGATATTGTAGCTGACTTACGTGATGCTGACTACGATGCATTCCTAGAATCAGCTATGTTGTCTACTTGGTCAACTAACGTACTTAAAGTTGGCACAACACCTAAGTTCTTCTCTATCGAAGACTACGCTGCTGACATCGACCAAGCTCGTTTGTTCACAGGTATGACAGTTTCTACTATGGGTGTATCTCTAGCACCTAACCAGATGGTAACAGCTACCTACGGTATGGTTGGTAAAGATATGACCATGAGTGCTACTGAGAAGACACAGGATGCTGCATCAGGTGCCGCTCCATTCGATGCCTACTCAGGTACATTAGCTATCGGTGACGTTGATGGTACACCCTCTACATCAGCTATCGTAACTGGTATGGACTTTACTCTAACTAACTCATTCGCACCTACCTTCGTAATTGGTAGTGACAGTGCGCCACAGTTAGAAGTTGGTCGTGCGGAAATAGAAGGTACTCTCTCAGCTTACTTTGAGGATGCGTCATTAATCAACCGCTTCTTGAATGAGACTGAAACTGAGCTTGAAGTAACTGTGGGTGATGGTAGTAACACTATGAAGTTCGCATTCCCACGAGCCAAGATTAACAGTGCAGACGTAGGTGTAGATGGCCCAACTAGCCGTGTTATCTCTATGTCATTTGTAGCACTTTACAACACAGCAGATGCAAGTAACTTAGTTATTACTCGCTCTGCATAAGTTCCCTAGCTAGGGTGGGGAGGCATTGGTGTCGGGTCTGATGCTTCCCCTTTAATTACTAACCCGACAACTTTTAACCCCGATAAGGAAACTCGACATGGACTTGAAAGATTTAATCCCGACCACAAACACTGTAGATGTAGAGCTACTGCATCCATTCTCTGAAGAGCCTCTCTTAAATGATGATGGAACCCCTATGTCAATCACCCTTTATGCAGCACACTCTAAGGAGTATAAAGCAGCATTACACGAGCAAACAAACATCCGTTTGAAGAAGGCTCAAGATAACAAAGGTAAGATTGAACTTACAGCGGAAGAAATGGAAAAGTCTAACATCGACTTGATAGCAAAAGCTACTAAGACTTGGAATTTAACTTTTGATGGTGACAACCCAGATTTCACTGTAGCTAAGGCTAAAGAGCTTTATGAGGAAGTGTTCTGGATGAGAGGACAGATAGAGGAGGCACTGGCTAACTCGCTGGATTTTACGAAGACCTGATCAGTCAAATAGAAGCTTATGCTGAACATCAGTTCAACTTAAGCAAGACTGATCAGAACGGCACATCAGAACGTGAACACCTAGAACAAGTAGAAAGGCAGACTGGAAAAAGACTTAAACAACTAGATGGACCCGAATTTCCTACGTTGTTGTCTCACATCTGGTCTGCCTTTATTTTATTAAGCAATAGCAGATCTATGGGTTTCTCAGGCCCTAACCCGATAACTTACGAACAAATAAAGGCATGGAAAGAAGTGACACAAACACCATTAGAAGGCTGGGAAGTATCAGCACTAAAGCGTTTGGACACTATCTTTATAAGGGTTATGAATGGAAAATGAAGTCTTAAAACTAATCCTCTCTGTTGAGGACAAGTCTGTCATTAAGGCTACCCAAGAGGCTAAACGTCTTGAGAAAGAGATCAAGGCGCTTGTAGCTACTGAGAAAGTACTGGGTAAAGAACATGAGGTAGTCAAACAAAAGACTATAGAGATAAAGAGAAAGCTGCAAGACTATGCTAATATTAGTAGTCAGAAGGCTGTCCCTACCCTTAAGAAACTTATACAA